ACAATCTTTTCTTGCCTCGGCTATAGAAATCAGTTTTTCTCCGACAGTATCTACACCATCAGCATCAGGTGCTGCAAACAATAAATTTACATCTACTGTTTCACCATCGGCTAAATAATCTAATGCAGTCGATACTTCGCCTGCAGTTAGGGCGTTATCAGATACTCCGTGTTGTAGTGAGTCAGTAAAAACAGTATCAACAGTTGTATAAGCAGTAGTCGATGCATCAATCAATGATTGTACAGTGTCTCCAGCTTGTGTTAAATCTGTTTCGTGGCTTCCCCACCAAATATATTCTGATTTATTATTAATGACGTCTTTGTAAAATAATGAAGAGCCTGAGCTATCTTTAGCATCTGAAGCCTGTGATAAGAAACCAAAAGTTTCTAATACAGTTCCTCTTGTGCCAGTAAATAGTCCATCTTCATCAATTACTGCTATATGCATTTCGTCCGCGCCGCTTGCTAATCCTTTTCCTTTTACGTAATCGGATGTACCAGGTGCTGCTTCAAATTGGCCTGCGTGAGTCCAAGTTGAAAATGCAGTTGCGTTAGTACAAACTTCTACTTTAAGGGAATTACCAATAGCGCCAGGGTATTTAGCAATCCATGGACCGTCTGTGGCAGACGCCAATGTTGCTTGGTCATACTCTGTTTCGTTAGATACGAGTCGTCCGGTAGTACCGGAAACAGCGTTTACTGCTGTGCTTCCAACTCCTCTAACCACTTTTAATGCGTTACCATACTTTAAAAAAGATGCCGCATTCAAAAAGTGTTTTGCTGTGTCTGCATCAATCGGTGCACCGAACTTTTCAGCTAGTTCGTTTTCAGAACCTACGGTTACAACCTCTTTTGCAGGACCCCAGACAAATGCTCCCGCGAATCCACCAATACTAGTAGAAACAGCTGGAACCACGTTCGTTGCGTCAATTTCCTTGACTTGAACGCCTGGTGATACTTGAAATGCCATCGCTTTATCCTCTCTTTGAGTTAGTTAATAAGTTTCATAATACGTATATTCACTAGTATTATTTATAATAATTGCTATTTTATAAGCATTAATGGTCGGTCGAATCGTTAGCCTCTACAATATCGCTCAATATAAAGCGTTTATTTGGGTTAATTGCAACCTTAAATTTGGTCATTAATTTACGATTAACTAACATTTCGGATGCCGTATCCTTGGTAGATAATCCTATTTCTGCATTATAACGTTTGTTGTTAAATATAATTGTGTGTTCTATTACAGGTCTTCTATCAAATGGTTTTAAACCTCTTTTTGGTTCAGATACATATAATACTTCACTCTTAAATGATGCACCATTTTTGGTCCATTTTACATAATCACCATCAGCTTCCATGCTATCGACATGTAACATAGTAGCAGAAGCACTATTACCAGTATCAAACTTCGCTCTAATAGGGTCATTTTCCATACCTTCTAATCTAATACTCTCAATATACCCTGCCTCTTGTCTCATTAGAGCTCTCCTAGCTCTCTCATCTGAATATATGTCTAATATACTCTCTATTGTTTCTTCATCAGAAATCTTCCTAGTAGGTTTTTGTGTTTTATAATCATAACCCATAAAGTGTGAACGAATACCTGGTGAACCGTTTACTTCTAATATATAAGCTTTTCCTTTATATACACAATGGTCAACACCACAATATGAAGCTCCACTACTTCTTGCAGCCTTTATAACTAATTCTTTTTCTTCTTCTGACAATTTATATGGCTTTGTATCTGCCCCTAAATGAACATTATTTCTAAAATCTTTATTTTCTCGTTGTCTTATTCTTTCAGCAGCACCAATAATTTTATTATTTACTAATAATGTACGAACATCAGAGCTTACATCTAAAAATTCTTGTAATAAAATAGACGCATCGTATTTCCATAATGATTGACATACCGAAACTAATGAACTCATATCATTTACTTTAGATACACCAACGCCTTGAGTACCAGTTAGTGTTTTAATAATTACTGGAAATTTACCACCAATTCTTCTATGAGCATCTTCGATTGATTTAACATTATTTACAATAGATGTTTTTGGTATGTTTATATTATTTCTTTCTAGTGCAATAGCATTTGACATCTTGTTACTACATAACATCATAGCTTCTAAATCATTCACTAAGAAAAAGCCGATTGTTTGTAAAGATGATACTAGTGATTGTGAAGTTAAACTTTCCACAGCTCCACCTCGTACGAAAATAAGTGTATTACTTGTTTCTATATCTAATGAATTATCTTCTCCATCATAGTTCTGAATAGTTACCTTACCAATTTCAACATCAGAATCTGCAATAAAGGCTTCATCGACATCAATAAGTTCGCAGAAAATATTCTTTTTCTTTGCAACTTTTTTAAGTAAATTAGCAAAAGTACCATCAGCATCGCCATAACCTAATATGACAATTTGCATATCCTGTATAGGTATATCCTCTGTCTGTTCTTTTACTGTAAAATAATCGTTAAAGTTTTCCATTAGAAATTTTGTTTCCACTCTTGTTCGAACCAGATGTTTCCATCTTCATCTTTTATACCTTTATTTATACTGCTTGGATTACCATCATCTATATAACCAAACGGCAGCATATCATCTTGAATAGCTGCTAACTTTTCTCTAAATAATAAATCTTTCATATCAATATTAGATAAATTTTCAAATATATCGGTTGATGTAAACCACGCAAATAAAACTAAGTTCATCATTAAATCATCGTGATTAGGTGGTGATGCTTGATATGAATTGCCTTTCATTACAAAAGTACTTAATTCTACAATTGTATTAGCATCGTGTATATCTAGTCTTTTTGTCTCAATTAAATCTTTTATATTTGAACAACCAATTCTTTTAACTCTCTTTGTCATTGTACAACCTAAAGCATTTGCTTTAATACTTGATTCTACAAACATATTTTCATATTCTAAATCATAATATAAACCATTACATACAACAGCTCCTGCATCATTACTTTCAATTACTACATAAGCATCATTAAAAGTTTTTGCATATTTGTATATAATATCTGGAAATAATATTGGTGATAAAGTATTATCTCTAAACGTAGCTACTTGACTAAATGGATTTGTTGTTACATCTATAATAGTAAATGTACTGTAGTCTTGATTTCTACCCTTAGATACATCAACCGTCATTACATATTCGTGGTCTGGTTCAGGCTCTGAATATATCCAAACATTTTCTTTATAGTATAATGGGTCTTTAGATTTTTGTCTCATTAAATGATTAGCATCAATTAGCGTATTACCTCTGCCATGGAATGTATTACCAAACTCTTGGTCAAATTGTAATTCTGATGTGTTAGCTATTGTAGTTTCTTTCCACTTTTCATCTCTTCCAGGTACATCCCACCAATCAACTCTTAAAGGTTTAAATTCATTTGTACCTTGAGCAGCACCTTCCCATAGTTTATGATACACATTACCTACACCATTTGCAGTAGATGTAATAATAACCTTTGAATCGCTACCAGATGAAACCACCGGATAAGTTGATGTAAAGAACTGTGCATCTTTTTCTACAAAGGCAAACTCATCGAGAAATAGTAAGTTAATAGATAAACCCCTAATAGAACTACCAGATGTAGCTGCTGCTATAATCTTAGAGTTATTGCTAAATTCAAGTGAACCTTTATTTAATGCTTTTGTTCCTGGCTGTAAAAAGAATGGTAAATTTTCTAAAGCCAAAGTAATCCTGGCCAACATTTCTCTTGCCACTGCGCCTTTGTTAGCTAATATAGCAATAGTTTTTTCTGGGTGAAATATTGCATACCATAATAGAAATACAACTGATGAAATAGATTTTCCAGACTGACGACATGCAAGAACAATATTAAATCTCTCATCTTTAAATTGATTAAACATTTTCTCTTGATAAGGATATAAATTAAATGGTACTAAACCTTCATCAAGAGAAATAACTTTTACATAAGTCCTAGCAAAATATGCAGGGTTTTGCATACATTTAGCATATTCTTGTACTTCATCTTTTGTAAAAGATGTTTCGACTCCGTCTCTTTTGACAGATGGATTACCTAAGTAACCAAATTCGCTATTCTTTATCCTCTGCATCGATTATTACATTATCCTTATTTGTATCTAATAAAGCTCTTTGTAGCTCAGTTGTGCTACCAACAAAAACATTATTTTGAGTTAACCTCTGTTCTTGTTTTTTCTTGTCATCATCTTCTTTATTTAATTCTTTTTTAGCTTTTTGTAAAGCCATCAACTTTTCAGTTGTATCACCAATGTCTTTTATAGATTTAGATAAAACTTCGAATGCCCTTGGACTTTCCGCTTCTCTGGCAAGTTGTGATAGTGCATCAAGAGATTGTACACCAGTTCTTATTAAGTCTTTATATGTTGACCTTGAAAATTCATAATCGTCTTTTATGTCTTTTTTATCGACATAATCTTTTTGTTTTTTCACTGGCAAATTCTTTTCTAAAGAATTTTTTAACTTATTTAGTTTTTCCATTAATCATCATAAGGATTATTATCAATTGTAGTTGTTACGGTATAACTTTCTGCCGTATCAGTATTACCAACTGTAAAATCCATCTCCTCAAATATGTTTGTATTATTGCTAGTTCCAAACTTTTCCAAATCAACATTAATTTCTCTAATTAAACCAACATCTCCTGTAGGTCCATAGAATTTCATTTTCATAGTAAAATCCATTTGATAGATTAATACTCTTCTTGTAACAAAGTCAGATTCATAATCATCTTGAATTGTTACACTGTCTAAAATAACTGGGACATCTTGTTTCATATCGAAACCATCAACAGGTTTAATAGTAACTGTATAATCTGGTTGGAAATATGGAATGATTTGTTCTATAATTTGTAAGCCATCATCTTGGTTTTTAACCATTGCATATAATGACATTGTTATATTGTATGAAGCATAGTTTTTTATTGTCTTTCTTTTTGTAACATCACTACCATGTGCTTCTACTATTTTATTTAGTTTACCTAATGATTGGTTAGTATCTTTTTCTACACCAGTAATTTCAAAAGCCAATCTTGGTAGTTTAATTGCTAACGGTGCTTCAAAGCCAGCCTCTTGGTCTAACCTAGCTAAAAACTTTTGTTTAGGTCCGTATGCTAATGGTACTTTTACTTGATTAAGTATACCGCCACTGCCATCTTTTCTGATTACACTTATGTTATTAAACAGTGTACCAAAAACAGCTACTGCCTTTCTGGTTGTTGCGTGGTAAAAATGACCTCCAAACATTAGTAACTCTCCGATGGGTCACCGAACGGATTAGATTCAGTAAAGTCTATAAAATTATCTGCTACGTGCTCAAACGCTACGTTATCAGCTCCACCGTCAGATGGGAATACATTATCGTCATCGTTATCGCCTATATCATATACCTTTGTAATTGTACTTGAGTAACTATTTTCAGAACCAACTATTGGCTTAGTTGCTGAAGCTACAAATTGTCTATAAGTTTCTGAACCGCTTACACCGATATTAGCAACTGTAATTTTTCCAGAATTACCAGATGTCTTAGTTACAGAAGCCACTTCAGCAAATATTGAAATGCCAGTTTCTAGTTCTTGCGTTACTGTTTCACCAACTACAAAGTGTTGGTCTCCAGTACCTAGTGTTATATTCATAGCAATTTGATATGCCTGTGATACAGTTTTATTATCTATATCAGCAACACCGGTATCAAAGTCTTCATCTGAGAACTCGAATAATGTACATGCTAATCTATAAACTGGTAAATTAGATAACTGGAAGAATGGTGAATCGTCTTCTACATATGAAATCTCAAAGAATGAGTTAGTCATTGGTAGGAATAATAA